AATCTATTGTAGACAGAATGAAGCAAGAGAGAGCTTTTGCGAGTGGCCACCAGTGGACTGCAGCTGATGATACTAATCGAGGGACTGATAGAGCTAGATTGACTTTTAATCTGGTTGATAATCAAATTAATTCTGCGGTTAACCCGTTCTTAAGCCACCCTTATAAAATTCAATACCAGTGGCTAGTGGATAACCCTAGTGATCTAGTTCAAAAGCTTAATCTATATATTCAAAAGCTCTATGATGATAATGATTTTAAAGTAAGTTCCGAGCTTGCTATTAGAAGTAATGTAACTGCAGGGTATGGGTATTATTATGTAACCACTGATGCAGACCCGACGGGAAAGCCAATCGTTAAAATTTATCCGATTGAAGATTCCACCTTGGTTATTCCTGATCCTGATTCCGTTCAACTAGACGGTTCTGATGCTTCGAAGATGGCTATAGTTGAACACATGTCTAAAGAGAAAGCCAAGAAATTATTTGGTGATGACGTGGTCGATAGCGGTTATTATGAAAGCGAAATCGCAGTATCAGACTTTGGTGAGACTTGGAAAAGCCCTCCTGAATATGTAACGCTTGTAACGTTCTATGAAATGACTGATTCTAGAAATGCTTGCGTCATTACAAAGATGATTGGAAATAAAGTTGTAAATGCAGTGACTTTAAATATTCATCATATTCCTATTGTGACATTTAAGGGTGCTATATCCTATGATGAATCAGGGGATATATCTTATAATGGATTAGTGCATAAGATAATGGATGCACAGCGTGTAGTTAACTATGCTGAATCGCAGCTGGTCGAAAGATTATCTAATGCCCCGGTGCCGGTGATGAGTATTCCGACTGAAGGTTTAGACAACAATCTTGATTACTACAAGAATATTAATCGCAGACTTAACCCGGTTGTTCCTTATAAACAATTTACGAAGGATGGAAAGGAACTTAGAGAGCCTAAAAGAATTGACAATAGCTTCCCGACTAATGATATTGGTGAAGTTATAGGACAATCTAAAGCGGCATTAAGCGAAGTGTCCGGGATGCCTTTGACCGGGATGGTTGAAGCTCGTGATGCAGAGACAGCTACATCTATATTGCTTAGAAGTAAGAGTGTGGCTAATAATATAACGCACTATATGGATCATGCAAAGACTTCTACAAAGTTCTTGGGTACATTGCTTCTAGAATTTTATAAGCTTCTAAACCCTGATGCTAATCTAGATACAAGCATGGTTGTAGTGAGCGTTACTGAAGGCCCTGAATATGTATTCCAGAGTGATGAAGCCAGAGCCAAGTTGATTGCAATAGCTAACTTCTTGCCTCCGGAGCAGAAGAATATTATTGCTTATCAACTTTGTAAGCTAGATATGAATCCTGATATTAAGGCAGCTGGTGAAATGATTAAGCAGACTTTGCCGCCCCAGGTCTTAAGTGATAATGGGCAGGTAATGATGCTTCAACAGCAGATGCAACAGATGCAGGAACAGTTCAAAGAGCTTATGCAATCTAAGGACAAGCAGATTAATGATCTTAACCAGCAGGTATTAAGCTTGCAACTTAGAAGCCAGAGCGATGTGGCTATTCAACAGATGAAGAGCCAGACGGAGCTTGCTAAAGCAGAGATGGATATTAACGCTGATAGCCAGAAGCAGCAGTTAGATATTGCAGCCAAGGCTAATATTGAAAATGCAAAGCTCGCAGCCCAGGCTCAAAGAGATCGTGAGAAGATTATTGCTGAAGCTATGAAGTATAATAGCATTACGCAAGGTTACTAATAAGATAATCTATGTCCTTCGGGGCATAGATTATTTAACTAATTCATTGAATCCGAACAGTACGGTTATACTGAATATGAGGTTAACATGCAAGATAGACTTGATGATCTTGTGAATGATATGGAAAGTGAAGATCAATCTTCGATTTCCACTCCTGACACTTCTAATTCTACGGTTGAATCTAGTCCTGATCAGACAGCTTCTAACCAGGAATCTTCTAGTGTAGAAACGTCAACGGAATCTAACCCGACTGAAGTGACTGATCAGACTCCGCCGAGTAATTCTAATGATAACTCTCCAAGACAGGATGGAGACGAAAAGCAGTCTAAGGATAAACCTAAGCCGAAGTATAGTCATGAAGAACAAGTGGCTTACTCGTTTAGTAAATTGAATTCTAAGCTCTCACAGACTAAACGGGAACTTAAAGAAGCTCTCGCTCAGATTGAAGCTTTGAAGAAAGCTAAACCGCAGGAAACTCCAAAGACTTATGGACCTGATGATTTTGAATCTCAGGCAGATTATTTTAAGTATATTGCTAACCAGCAGTTGATCGAACAGCTTAAGAAAGCTTCTGAAGCTAAACAAGCTTCTGATGCTAAAGCTATGGAACAACAAGCTGCTCAGGATAGATATTCTAATCTAGCTCAATCTATTTATAATACCCCTGAAGCTATCAATGAATATAACACGGTGGTGGGTAAGGCTATTGAAGAAGATGGGTTAGATCAGGTATTGAACTCCGATGCAGTGCTCGCTGATTTCCTTAATTCTAGTAATATGGCACCTCGACTTGTATATCATTTCGCTGCTATGCCTGAAGAACTAGATAGGATTATGGCTATTAAAGATCCTACTGATAAGCGATTTGCTTTAAATATTCTCTCACATAAACTCGCTTCGATCTTTGCCGCTAGACCCGCAGTGAATAAAGAAGCATCTAAACCTTCACAGTCCTCGCAGGCTAACGTTCCGATTGTAGGTAAAGCCGGAACGGGTGGAGCCAGCGCAGGATCAATCCCAGAACAATCTATGGATGAAGTTCTAGCAGAGCTTCGATCTATGGTTTAATATTCTTAAGGAGAATATATCATGGCACAGACTAATCTTGCCCCGAATGCTGGTAATGCAGCCCTTCAAAATAAGAAGCTTAAGCTTTTTGCAGCTGGTATTCTTGATTCTATTCCGTATATCCGTATGTCCCGTTCTTACTTTAAGGACGATGTTAAGAATAAGAAAGCTGGTATGTCCTATCAGTTCTATGTCCCTGATCCGGGTTGTGCAGTTGCAGGTACAACTGATCTTAATCTTAACTCTACCGCTAATGCTAAGAAGCTTGCAGGTGCAACTATTTGGGAACGCCCGGTGACCTGTACTCTGGTTGACGGTATTGCAGAAGTTAAGCTCTCTGCATGGAACAAGCTTGTGTCTATTGAAGACTTTAAGCGCACTGTAGTTGATGAACGTGCTCGTGGTCTTGGTGCAGAAATCGAACAGTCTGTTATCTTGAACAACGTGTTCCGTGTTGACTCTGCGATTGTCGATTCTTCTGGCACTCCGTCTAGTCGTCAGTTTGCATTGCTTACCTCTAAGCTCCGTGGCATTCGTTCCGCTGGCACGAAGATTGCATTTGCTCACCCGGACGTGTATGCATGCCTTGGCGATCAGTTCCTTGGTAAGTACCTCCCGTCTGAAATCATGAAGAAGATTTATGATAAGCTCGACGTGGGTAATGTGTTTGGGGCTGAATGGATTGAAGAAAACTACATGCCGTTTGTGACTGCAACTGGTTCTGAAACGGTAACTGAAGTTGACTTCGATGATGCCGATGGTATTAAGATTACTGGTACTGGTTTGTATGTTGGTATGCCGATTAAGATTAAGGGTGCTGATGGCAAGTTCCTGAAGACCGTTGACCTTGTTGGTAAGCCGACTAATGAAGACTTCGTGCTTATCGTGTCTAAGCTTACTACCTCTAACACGGTTGGTTATGCTCAGCTCGAAGCAGGTGAAGTTCGCTTCATGAACGATAAGGAATCTTCCACGGTATTCAACCAGTCTAATCCTACCATTGGTTATGAACGCTATCAGACTGATGGTACTGATAACCTTGCAAAGACTGGCTTGTCTACTACGGCTGGCACGGTTGTCCTTGGTATCACGACTGCTGGTACCTATGCTGTCGTTCAGATCCGTGACCGTGACGCTCTCGAATTCGACTCTTATGAATTTGATGAAGTCGCAGGTGCTAAGAACGAAAAGCTCAAGGCTATGGAAATTACGGTTCAGTCTGTTGAACAGGGTGATGTTACAACCCGTGATTCCATTATGCGTATCGACGTGCCGTACATGGCTAAGCTCGTTCTTACGAAGCTTGCTCGTGTATTGTACATGAAGATTGCTTAATCAATATACCTCGTTGATTATAATCCTATACTCTTCGGAGTATAGGATTATATTTTAACTCAATCATTGAAATACTAATGGAGAGCATATGCCAAATAGTTATATTACAACAGTCAAAGATCTAGTAAGATCTGGATATGTCTATGCCGGAGTATTAGGCGAACAAGCTGATCTTCAAGGCGATAGATTTCAAATGGGGTTAATGATTTTAAATCAGTTAATTACTCAGGCTAATACCCAGGTGTTCCTGCCGTTTGCTCAGGTGATTAAAGATCTTCCACCCAGTTATCAAGTATATATTCTTAGTGAAGATCCTGATATTGTATCTAACCAGAATGAAATCCCTGATGCAGTAAAGCCACTTGGACCTGCAAAGATTATTGAAGCTCCGCAGCCAAAGATTATTAACTCAGTGGGTTATAAGGTGGGTATTAAGTTTACGGCAATGAATAGAATTTCAATGTCCGACATGATGCGATATATCTTGCCAGTAGGAGCCGCACCAAATCTTTATGCCTATGAAGAACATGCAAAATACACGGTGCTAGCTTTAGATAGACCATCTAACTTCCCGGTTAGAGTTACATATTCTAGATGCTTGGATCTTAAAGATGCTGATGATAAAGTTGATATGCCACTTCAATATGTAGAATATTTAATGTATGGACTGGCATATAGACTGGCGATTAAATATCAGCAGCCAGTAGAGAGCATTGCAGGGATTAAATCTTTATTTGATGCTTCATACCAAAGCATTATAGAACTAAACAAGAATGACCATATGATTACATGGGCTGATACATATAATGGATCTTATGGTTGGTTTGGTTCGATCTACGCACCACCTTCTTGGAGTTAATAAACTATGCCTAATGGAATTATAAGACCTGATTTTATTGGAGGGAGTTATCAGCTAGACGTGCTTATGGCTAGTCCTGAACTCTCCGAGAATATGTATGTAGAAACGCTTGGAGCTAAAGACGCTCAATCTTATACCAGTAAGATTTTAAGGTCTATAGATGGAAATCGAAGCGTTATGGAATTTCCACAAGGGGTTATAGGATGCAGAGGCTTAACCACTATAGGAGCTGGCCCTGATTATGCCCCTGATATGTATGCAGTGTTCAATGATAAGCTATATAGAATCAATGCAGACTTATCTAGAATTGAAGTTGGGTCTATAGGAGCGACAAATACCCCGGTTAGATTTACAGAATCAGGTGGGGTTAACTCTCATCTATGTCTAGTCAACGGACAGAGAGAAATGAGGGTATGCAGCGTTCATGCTTCTGATGCAGAAGTTGCAGATAGCTTTAAATCTATTCCGTTGCCAAAGAACCCTTATGATTCTAGAAACCAAGCTTATGCAGATCTAGATGATGGGATATCTATAAACGCCACGCATATTCTAACTATGGGCGAGAGAGTTATAGTTAACGATAGTGAGAGTGGCTTTATATTCTTATCTAGACCCGGAGCCTTTCAAGGCGGAACATATGAAGTCTATGAAACTGAAACGGTGACTGATGAAGCCGGAAATCAAGTTGTAAAGATTGTATATGAAGCCGACGGTGTAACCCCTAAATATAAGACGGTCGATAATGATTTATGGGGATGGAAAGACAGGCTAGGGAAATATCAATTTGTACATTGCTTAAGTGCGAACGGCGACGTGGTTAAAGCTATAGAGACTCTTAATGCTCAAGAACTATGGGTGTTTGGAAATAAGAGCTTTGATATCTATGGGTTTAGTAGCGACGAGTCCGGGAATTATTCCTTTACTAGAACCGGGATGGGTACTAATATTGGTATATCCGCGCCTCAATCTTTAGCCAAGATTCAAAATACTTTATGCTGGTTAGGATCTGGTGGCGATGGTGATAACGCAGTCTGGGCAGTAACGCAGAGCGCACAGCCTCAAAGAATTTCCACTCCGGCTTTAGAAAGATATATAGCCAAGATGAAATCTAATGATGCCTTTGGATTTGCATATAATTATAGTGGTCATGCCTTCTATATCTTAAGCTTACCGACTGCAAATAGAACCTTCTGCTATGATCTTACAACCGGGATTTGGCATAATAGAAGTACTAGAGAGGTTAATACTAACCAGTTAGAAATGTGGTATCCTAGCTTTGCATGCAATTTTAATGGTGAAGTATATTTTGGAACCTATAAAGCTAATGCTTTAGTAGTGATGGATCAGTCTAAGCACACTGAATGGGATGGAAGGCCCATTAGAAGGATTAGAAGAAGCCCGGTTATAATCAGTGAATTTTCAAATCTAATTGTAGACATGTTTAGAGTTGAATGTGGAACTGGTTTAACCACTGAACTTCAACCTACTGAAGCCTTGCCTAACGGCGATGATAGAGAGAAGCAAGGATATAACCCTAAAGTCATGATGAGATATTCTTATGACGGGGGAAATACATGGAGTTATTTTGGAGAGAGTTATCTAGGCCGAGCAGGTCGATATAACACTCTCTGCGAATTCTATGGACTCGGAATGGGTAGGTTATTTGTAATCGAAGTATCATGTGATGACCCGGTAGATTTCGTTATTACAAGTGCAAAGCTTAAAGCCAGATCTACAAGGAGCTTCTGATGAATGCTAATGATTATAAAGAACCTATAGGCGGTGATATGGGAGCTACACCTAGCTCTCAATCGCCTTCTAATGTATCAACCGTAACGGTCAATGCAGTTCAAAGTGTTAACGAGATAAATAACCACTCTTTATATAACGTGTGTAATGGTGTAACAGGCTCTTGGGGAGCATACACTGATTCTAACATGGAAGTGGCTTATCTAGGAAAGATGTGTATATGGAAAAGGTTAGGCAGTGGAACGAGAACTATTGATGTTCCAGTTAATAACTCTTCTGATTATCTAGCAACAGTATTATTGAAAGATGGTGGATGCTATGGAGTATTAGTCTATAGAGGTCTATCACAAATTACTATCACACAGCCGGAGAATACTGTCTGGCAAGTTACAGGAATGTTTAATATCATTTCAAAGGAGAAAGGATAATGGTTCCATTAATTGTAGGCGGAGCCTTGGCAGCTGGTAGCATTGCAAGCAATATCTATTCAGCTAATCAGGCTGCAGCAGCGGCTGATGACGCTATGGAAGCCGCAGGTAAGGCGGCAAGTTCTATTAGAGGAGCTTGGGACAGTACTAAAGGAACTTATAAGGATAACGCAAGTGCGATTCAAGCTTATAAGGATATAGTAGACCAGACTTACGGCGATAGAGCAGACATGACTAAGAAGTATAGAGAATTACTTAGTCAGGATATGTCTGATAATATTTATAAGCCGTCTAATTATAGCTATGATAAGAACATTGATCAATTCTATGATAAGGCATGGAAGCTTAATAACCAGACGCAGTTAGATGCTTTAGAAGCGAGTGCGTCTAATGCTGGCAATCTATATTCATCCGGGTTGCTTAATCAGATGGCGAACACTGCAAGTGCGAATGCAAATAATGCTTATAAAGAAGCTATGAAAGCTTATCTAGAAGATAAGAACATGGATATCACTAGATGGAGCACTGAAGAAAAGAATAAGCAAGCAGCAGCCCAGCAATATCTAGACAACTATAAGACCAGGTTAAATGCTTATGGAGACTATGTTGGAAATAGCCTTGGAGCTTATGGTGATATTGCAAGTGCTACAATAAACAACAATAATTCTAAGGCTAATACCTATGCAAATTATGTTGGAAACTATGCAAACTTACTGGCTCAAGCTGGTGACTATGCGAACAATGAAGTTCTAAATTACTAGGAGTAATCATGGCTATAAATATTAACCCGACTAATATCAATCCGAATATTGGTGATGCTTATGCAATGGCTTATAGATCTAGAATGAACTATAATAAGCCTCATGCTGATCTATATAAGAATATACTTAAGGACGCAGGTGACTTCTTTAAGTTCTATTATTTAAATGATGATAGATTAAATAAAGATTCTGATGATGAAGTCCTAGATGTCAATGAACAGCTTGGTAGAACTGAAGCTATAACTAAACCAGTAGTTGAAGAAACAGATGTCCGATTAATTAATTCTGGCTTGGATCCGAAGCTTTATAACCAGATGAATAGAGCAAAGGAAATTGACGAAGAAGCCATGAATCTTTTTAATAGTACAAAGAAGTACAGGGACATGTTGGAGGCATACGATAATGGCACAAAACAATTCTTACATTAATCCCGTTTTAAATCATGAAGCTTATAGTAATCTTGAATCTATTGATTTAGATGCTCTTCAAAAGCAAATGGATGATGAACTTCGAAAGGCTAAAGCCCGTAGAGATGCAGAGATGATCGCAAAGGCTAATGAAGATTACGAGAATCTTATGAAGTTTAATTATACACAAGATCCTCGTAATCAAAGAGTGGAAATGAAGCCACGCAAGGAATATACTCACTTCGAAGATACCATGCCCAGTGGTGAAGAACTAATGGGTCTTTTAGATAATCCTGAAGCGGTTAAAATCCTTGCAGAACAATATAGAAATAAAGCTTCAAAAAATATTGCTGATAAAGAAGCAAAGGCTATTGCAGAAGGTGAAAGCAATATTGGTAAATATACTGATCCCCTTTCACGAGAAGATAGAAAAGCTATTTCAAGTGAAAATATGTTCGGATATAGACCTTCTAATTTTAAAGTGGAATATCCTAGACCTAAAGAAGAAGAACCAGATGTAGATGAAGAACTTGCAAAGGCAGCTTCTTTTAATGCAATTGATTCTATGAAAAGAGCTCATGCGCGTGATGTTCATGGTAAGCCTATTAATCCATCTGGTATTATAGCTTATCAAACTGATAATCCTTATGCGCCTGAATCTACAGTACAAGATAATAATACTAAAAATATTGAAGAAACAAAGGTCGAACAAAAGCCTGAAGAGCCAAAA